AGACAGGTCTTGGTCGCCAGTGTTCGTACCAGATAGGTTAGCGAGCTTGGTCTTCTCCGCATCAGTGACGTAGTTATCGTCGGCACCAAGGGCGGGGGCATAGACTCCTGCATGGTTGTGTCCTGCGGTTGCAAAGTCACTTGCCTTACTTCCACTATCTTTAATTAGCTTTCCTGTGGTTGTATCAAACGCCACAAAATTTGAGTCTACAGCTGATGCCGGCCCAACAACATCACCGGAACCAGACGGAGAATAATATCCCAGTACTCCTCCAGAAACTCCAAGATATGTCCCATCGCTACCTTTTGCAAGCCTTGTTGTTACTCCAGATATCCTTGCAATGATATCTCCGTTTGTTGTTAGTGGGTCTGCAAACCCAGATGAAGACACTTCCCACGACGGTGCCCCGCTCTTCCACGTGAGCACTTCGTTCTCAGATGCGGTTGAACCAGCCGTATATAGGTCAGTTACAAAATTTGCTTCCTGTGATGTCAGAACACCACCCATGTCAAAGCCCGGGTTGGTTATGTTAAAAGGAAATACAGACATACTATACTTGTGTTATTAGTTTGTCTAGGTCAACCGTAGGGTCTATCTGTAGATAGGCTGTCTTCATTCTTCCGTAGACTACTGTTAAGTCCCTCGCCATCGCCACTAAATCCTCTTCGTACTTCTTAAGAGACAGCTCCTTCCCCTCGACCATCTTCTCTCGTTGCCGCAGCTTGTCTTCCCTCTTGAGTCGTTCCTTTGTTAGGACCTTTTCTCTAGTCTCTGCTGCGTCTACTTCTTTTCTTAATTCCTTTAGAGCCTTGACCTTCTCGTCAATCTCTTTGTTTAGTTCCTTAATCCTCTCCTTGCCCTCCGTTACGGAATGATTGATAACATTCATGTTGTTATCGTAGAGTACCTTTAAGTTGGCAATTCGTTCCTGCATTACTTTTTCTTTCTCTTGCCAGTCCTTGATACGTCCAAGATGATTCTTCTCTTCTTGAGAAATCTTAACGCGAACAGCTTCGTAGGCCACTCTGTCTGTCTTGAGCTTCTGAGCTATCTCGCTCCACTCTTGACCAAAAAAAATAGCACGACCTCGAATATCATCAAGTCGTGCCATTTCTAGTTTTACCTCGCCCCTTACTTCCGCCAGTTCGTTTTCTGTTTTTAATATCTCATCCTGTAAGGACTTGAGTTTATCACCAGAGTTTCGTAGCTCCGTAAGTACGGCAGACCTGTCTGCGTTAAGAAGACTCAACTCATCTTTCAGTATGGTTGAATTCTTCATATAGTTTATAGACCAGATACGGTCGCATCCATTGTGACGCGCCCGAAGTTTGCTGATACGTTTGCCTCTCGAAGTGAGATTCGGACAAACTTGTAAGCGATATCCAGGATAACACTAAGCTTGTTGGTCGCCTCAATTGACCACTCACGAGCTGTCAAGATAGACGCCGCTGATGTTGTGTCGATTGTAAGTCCATACCAGTTGGTGCCATCTGTTGAGTGTTCAATGCTGAAGAATAGGTCAGAGTTTGCCTCAGCTGCTCCACGTGCGTAGTTAACATCAAGTGTAAGCTTCGCCATTCCGGAGACGTCCATTACGAAACGATTATCCGCGGCGGCTGCTGTAAGAAGAACATTGTTGAACGCCCGTACTGTGTTCTGTGTTGTGTATACTAACATGTTACTTCTTTGTTACTTTCTTCTTTGGTGCGTCTTCTTCAACCTTTTCAATAAACTTTTCAACTTCCTTTGCTGCAGCTTCCTGCATAAATCCGTAGATGAACAGCCACTGCTTGGCAACATTCTCTGGGAATGACTTGGTCTCTCCTGCACCAATGTGGTACATCTCTCCTGCGAATTGCAGAGACAGTGGTACGCTCTCGGTGTTTTTAATATTTATGTAACTCATAATATAATTGCAATTATAAATGTGTCCTAACGGTCACATGCCAAGGGACTAAATCCCCTGGCTGTAACAACTAAGAATAGACCAATGGTCCAAGTGCATTATGCACTATAAGCTGAGCCGTTGCCCTTAGAGCCCCAGGCACGTCGCCAATCCTTTGTGTAGTTTGCCCATCGACCGTAGATACCTACAGTGAGAGTCTTCTTGTCTTCGTCAACAGCGGTCCAAGGCTGCATAGCCTCACGAACGTCGTGAACGAACTTGGTTGCACCAGGCACGATGAGGTACCAAGCGGTGTCAGAACCACCGTGTACAGCGTCAAGCAATACTGAGGTAGTCATGTTTACGTAACCACGGTAAACGTTGATGTCGTTGTTTCCGTTACCAGAAACCTTTTCAGATTCGGTGATAACCTTACCAGTCTTCTCAAGAGCAAGAGGAAGAACGAGAGTCTCCATTCCGCCCATTACGAGTGGACCACCGGCGTCAGTCATTTGCTTGCGGAGTGCAAGGCGAGCTGTTTCAAGATTAGCCTCAGTGAGGGTAATACCTGTAGCAGATGCGTTAGACTGTGCTGAACCACCAGCAACAACGGTTGGGTGCTGTACTGAGAAAGTAGGCACAGTGTCGTTGTAGTACTGGTATCGGTAACCCTTGATGGTGTCCTTTCTAGTGTCGAAGCCACCATTGAAGAGCTGAAGACCAGCCTCATCCTGAGAGAAGTTAGAAGCACGACCAATGTCCATAGCTTCATCAAGCTGTGAACTGAAGTCACGGTCCAAGAGGTTCTCACGTGTTACTTCAATCTTAGCTGCGTATGCAGTGTAGTCAACTGAAGTTACGTAAGTCTTGTAGCGATTGATTTCTTCAGTCGCTTCACCTTCATCCTTACGAGTAATCTTGTTCTCTGACACTTTACCAGTGAAGTGCTTCTGACCTACGTCTGAAGACTCCATTGAGAGGAGGCTAGAAATCCCTGGAGTGTACAACTCTGTTCCTTGGTCGATGGCTTCAAGAATCTGAAGACCAACACCCTTGACGAGTTCGCCCCATTTTGCGCGAGTTTCAATCATGTTATTATGTTAATCTTAGTTAATTAAAAGCCAAATACTTCTGACTCAAGGATGTTGACAACGACCTTTGCGGTGTTGACATCATCAAGACCGTGTGAGTAGTACTGAGCTGTGGTCTCAGCAACTGTTGACTCGTCGAGCGTATTAGCGTCTACGAGGTCAAAGTTCTTTCCGGCAAGGCCAGAACCAGTGGTGGTTCCAGCCGCCGCATCGAGTTCAGCTGCATAGAGAGCAAAGCAGTCTACGTCAACACGAGCGCGTACCTGTGCGACAGTCTGGTTGTCAGAAGCTGCTGCAAATGTTGCGCCAAGATTTTGTAAGAGAGTGCCGTCTTTGGTAGGTGTCAAACCGTCCTTACCAATGAAGCCTTCAACGTGGCCGAGTACTCGAGCACCAGCGGTGCCGAGTGCGAGAAAGCCACTAGCCGTTTTGACAGAGTCTGCAATTGCTACAGTCACCGAGTTGGTGATGATTCTGTCAAGCAGGATTGGACCGCCTACGCGACCAAGTGTACCAATTTTGTGAATCATTTAATTTATTTTAATAGGCCTAGATGCCAAGACCCCCGAGGGCGTCTGGATACTTTGATTGTAGAGTCTTGAACTTTTCATCAGACATATTCGCCATACGTACAGCAGATTCTGTCTCCTTAGAGACTCGTTCTCCTGCGACTGGAATATTGTAACCACCGCTTGGTGTGCCTTCGTACTCTGGAGTACTAGCTGTCTCCTTGAAGTTTACAAACTTGTATACTTCTTCGAGACGAGCCTTGGCCTCCGCCTTGGTAGTTACGTCTGATAGATTAAAGCGGGCCAGGTTGTTTTTGAATTTATCAAAGACAAGACCGGCGGCGTCGTTCTGGAATTCGGATTTACTATTCTTGAATTCAACAATAGCTTCTTCTAGTTCCTGTCGACGCTTGTCAGCTTCTTTCTTTTGTAATGCCTCCTCAATCAATGAGTTAACATCTTGTGGCTCATTGTTGTTAATATTAAGCTTTGAAAGTGCTTCGTTCTTTTTGCGGCGCTCTTCTGTGAGTTCGTTTACGACTCCATCTAGTGCACCCTTAGCCTTTTCTGCTTCTGCTTTCGCAGCGGCAGCGGCAGTTTCGGCCGCCACTTTGGCAGCTTCCGCCTGTTCCTTAGCTACTTTTAAAGCTTGAATTTCCTCTTCTGTCATGGTTTTTTAATGACTATCTCGCCCCCTTATTAAATACACTTTTTTACATGGCTATGCCCATGACTGGTCGAGTCCAGTACGGCGAGTTGCTCTTACGAGCAAAGTGATGGGACCAACATGCGTGAGGGAAAACACGTACGGCCCATCACTCCGCCCGCAAGGGTGGAGCCTAGTTTCTTGCGAAACAAGAATCTGTACTTATCTAGTACAAAGAAAACACAGTCGAGGATTACTGTGTATGGTGAGTATTATAACATACCCACTTTATTTTGTCAAGTCCCCCTACTTGTAAACACGTATCCTTTGTCTTTATCTTGCAAGTCAAACAACTTTTTATAGTTTTTTTCTGTTACAAGTATCTCTGTGCTGCCTCTTAAAATCTTATTACCTATGTTCTTCTGAAAGAATTCAAGCGGCTGCATACCTATCCTTCACAAGATGTACAAGTGGATTCATCTGGTCCTTTGTGTACTCTTGGTTTACTAGCTACTTCTACTTCTGGTAGTTCAAAATCGTATTCGTTATTTTCGTTTGTCATTTGCTTTTCTTATCAGTGAAATAAAGTAGTTGGTCCTGCTGTGCGCACCACGTATTGTGTTGCGGTCCATATCTGTAGATGCCTGGAAGTATAGTCTAATATCTCTGGCACACATGTCTCGCAAGAAGCGAACGAACATTTCGTTGGTACCGTAGGTCTTAAACATTTCTAGTATCTCTGCCTCAGAGACTGCCGAGCCTTCTGGCATCTCTGACCTGTAGTATCCTCGGCTATTTAGAAACTTATCTATGAGCCCTCGTATTTTTCTCATGTGATTTGTGTTACATCATCTGTGCTAATTGTTGGTTTGCTGCTCCCATTTGCTGAGCACCAGCCCCATCCATGCCGCCCTGTCCAGGCTGTTCTGGTTGTGGCTGTGCCTCGTTGATTATCTTTGTTGGGTCAAGTCCCATCGCAATAGCGAGGCGTGTCAGTGGCTCGTCGAGATTAACTCTCTCTCCACCAACCTGTGCCAGGATTTGAATCTGTTGCAACAACAGTCCCTGCTCTGCAAGCGATGACCTTTCACGTCGTGTGTCTAGTCCGATTGAGATATCAAAGTTAACATTGCGGATATAGTCTGGTGAGATTGCTGTAACCTCAACCTTCTTGCCCTGTTCAACTGATGAAACAATCGAACGAGCCTGGGTTTCTGCTACTGGTGGTAGGGCGTCAGAGGTTCGGTACAGCTCAAGTACACGCGTGCCACGCTTGCCATCTGACAGCTTTGTGTTGCCAAATGAGAAAGTTGCGAATGGCTTGGTAGTATCTGTATCTGCCATTACACCAGGTACAAGAGTGTTCTTTGGGTCGAATCCAAACTGAAGAACGTTCTTAATACGAAGCAGTGCCTTACGTTTGATTGCTCCGTTCAGGAATCTGGCAACCATTGTAAGCACAGAGGCTACTCCAGCGGCAGCTGTTTGAATCTCAAACGCTGTAGTACGTTCTGTTCCAGTTCCAGCCTGACCGCTAGATGTCCTGTCTAGGGAGGACTCTTCCATAATGCGGCGAGTGTACTCAAGAATATACTGGTGCCATCCTGCTGGTGTAGGGAACTGCAACGGCATGATGGCCGAGCTTAGCGCCAGACCACCAGTGTCGATTGATGTTCGTCGTCCTGGTCGTAGGTAGTCATCTTCAAAGTCATCGAACCCTGCGGTGATGATTGGGGTGAAGATAGAAAGGAACGACTGGTCCATCATCATGTTCTGAAGAACGTTGAGGATATCCTGCATTGCGCTCAGCTTGTTTGGCAGAGACTTACCATAGAAGAACATTCCAAATGGTTCATAGATTGCATTGAAGAATGGCTGCTCCTTATGTGCCCAAGGCATTGGCTGTACCTCCTCGTTCTTACCGAGTGGGTTAAGCCAGATACCGTTAGCAATCATTACGTACTGGTCTCCAACCGAGTCGTAGTAACGAATAAGCTCAACCAATCCCTCTGACACATCAGAAGAAATATAATCCATGTAGTAAGGGATTGTTCCTTCGGTTGATTGCGATTGCTTTCCTTTTACAAGTTCAGCCTTCTTGTAGTGGCCGTACTTGTCCTTGAAGTCAACCACGTTCATCATCTTGCGCCAGAACGAGTATGGCTGCTTCTCTACGCCCATGATGCCAACAGTGGCTGGGTAATACTCCTCGATTGGCACTAGTTCAGAGTAGAGCTTGGTGGTTCGGATGGTCTTCTCTGAGACGGTCATCTCATCACCAATCTTCTTTGGCTCTCGAATCTTCTTCTTCTTGTACTCTACATCTTCGTATCCGATTGCTGTACCCTTAACAATAAGCTCAAGAACAAACATTGACATGAGATTCTCATAGTCGTCTATCTCTTCTGTGTACTGGTATAGGTCAGTAATAATCTGAGCACGTAGTACGTCCTCTTCTCCACGTGGTATTGCCGACGCGATAGGTAGTTGTTCTACCAGCTTACCGACAATTGACAACACCTTGTTGCGGGTGAAGCCATCGTTGAATCCTGATTGCCAGTCCTCCATTCCTTCTCGGAGATAGAGGTTTGTATTGAATCGTTCTACCGAATCTTCAATGTAACTTATCAGGTTCATCCCATCGAAGTAGGCGAATGCCCGGTCGCGGTCTTGCTGTGAGCGCCGGAACAGCTCAATGGTCCTACTTACAACGTCTTGCTCTTTCTCTGATGGCTTGAATGTTTCTCCATCTGAGTACATCAGCTCGAAGACTCGGATTGGTTCTTTAGTCATGGTTTAATGTGCTTACGCTTAGTGTATGACGACATGTTTGTACATATCCTTAGCTGTACGATAGTGTTCGTCGTTATGTTTAAATTGATATACCCTCAACTTAATGGCCCGCGAGGCCTCTACGTATCCCTCTACAAAGTTCTTTACTTTCCTCTGTATCTCACCGTCCTGTTCCCACTCCTGTATCAATCGGAGAGAGTCCTTGTATGGTGAGTCTGTATACCACACGTATCCTCTGTATGGCATCTCCTTATACACCTCATGAACGTATGCTTCCTTCCAGTAGATACGAAAGAATCCGCTACGAATCTTGCGGACCTTGAAGTGCTTTGATGTTTTATATAACTCCCTCATCAGGCGTTTAAACCAGATGCTCCCTTCATCAGCGAACGGAACGGATGTTTCGTCTACGCATGTAGGGGTTGAATGCTTTTCCATCTTTCTTAAACTTATCTGTTACCTTTACTCTGTTTGGATTTACGTTCTCCAAACCGAGACAGAGGTATTCTAGTGCTGAGCGGTGGTGAGATGTCCAGTCATGATTTGGTTTCACTGACCGTACCTCTTCTTCACCCTGACGCCGAACCTTCGGGTAGGATGCCTGCTCAATACACATGTTCAAATACTCTGTATCCTCGTTCTTATGAAGTTCAACTCCAGAACGTAGACGCATCTTTACGGCTGTCTTCCTGGTCTGGAACTCTTTCCACCTCTCCTCGTGATTGACATAAATGCCAGCTTCTCTCAAGATTGAAAAGACGGACTGGTTGGTTACAGCTGAGGTAAACCTACCTGCTGGGTCTCCAAACACCGTTCCTCTCTTCCAGCTCCTGTGAGACTCAATCTTCTCTATCTCCTTACGATTGTACCGGAAGTGGTCTGATGGTACGATGCCTGTAAGGAACGGGATGAAGAAGTCAATCGTCTCTCCTGTCTTATAGAATGCGTCTATAATCCTCAGCTTACCATCTACAATCTGAGACCATATCAGTGCTGTACCGTCTGAGTTACCCCAGTCCGCCGCTACATAGAGTGGTGCGTTGTCGTTGTACGGATAGAAACCAACCTCTGGTTCCCATTCAAGATAGACTCGTCCTTCCAAAGAACGCTCGTAGTTCAGGTCTATTTCCTGTGCCACTGCCTCCTCTGTACGGCGACTCTTCTCGTAATCGTACCACTGTTCATCCTTCAATGGGTGTACCTTCCATAACAAACTGAGAACGTCCATACCAGAAGTCCTTAGTTTCCAATAGAAGTTCTTTCCATTCGGAGTAGAGTTGGCTATCTGGCAGGCTGTGGTATCAGCGCCAGCTTCCCAGGATTCCTTAGCAGACTCCCAGAATCCCAACTCGTCGTAGAAGATTGCTGTCTTGCGAGCACCTCGACCGAACTGTGGGTTCATTGTGTCTCCAGAGATAATGTTGTTGTTCTCTGGGTTAATCAACTTCAGCTTGTTGCGGTGCTTGGCCAGATTGAATCTCTTTGGCAATATCCACTGTGGTAGGTTCCTGATGGCAAACTCAAGCTTCCCGAACAGGGCGTCTTGGTTAACCCCATCGTCTACTAGCTTCTCCTTGTATGAACCCAATAGAAGGTTTGTACCATCTCGGAAGAGCCAGTACCACAGGAACACGTAGACTATAAGCCACGACACTCCCATGTCTCGAGACTTTTCCACCAAGAAGTTCTTGCCCTCATCGATATGCTGGATGATGTACCGTACCGCATCCCGCTGGAATGGGTACAGCACTACAGGCAGGTTCTTGTTCTTGCTTCGTGGGTCGTAGGTCCAACAGAAGTTCTCTATGAAGTAAAGACAACCCTCGGCTGGGTTATCCTTCCTCTCACACAGGTTCCAGGCTAGTACCTGGGCCGCCTGATTGTTGGAGGTTATGCTGTTGTACTGGGCCCTCTCTATCAACTTCTCTCTCTGTTCTGGTTCCTCCAGCCAGGACAGGTAGAGCTTCTTGCGTCGCTCGAACTCACTAACGGAGTCAGTACTACCTACTGAGTCTGCCGGAACACCACCAACCTCGTTAGCTATTTCCTTCTGCATAGACGCGACAGCGTCAGGTTTAACCGTTGCTTTCAGCATACTTCTCCCTCATCTTATTCAACTCTTCTAATGCCTTGTCAGATGTCATGTTGATATCTATCTTGGCCTGGATGGCGATATTGCTTGTCGCAAGACCATTCAACAACTGAGACTTGTCCACCAAGATACCGAACACCGTTGCTAGGTCCTTAATAGAGGTCTTACTCAGTGCTTCTGGGTCTGACTGCATCTGTACTAGCTTCTGGTTCAATATCTGGACGGCCAGGTTTCTGGTGTCCTTGGACAACTCCACCATCTGTTGGGTGTCTATCTTCCTTAACTCAGCCTTGGTTGTTGGTACCGTAGGCTCATGTCCCCTCCTCCGGGCCATCAACCTGCGCTGGGACTCATTCTTCTTAGCCTTAGCCAGTTCCTCCTTACTCATAAATTCTGCTCCTGGGATAATGATAGGCTCCCCCTTGGCCACTTTCTCCAATACATCAAAGTTCCGCGTAACCCTATTGGTACTGGTAACTTTGTTACTTACCTTATTCATTTGGACTATTATACCATACGCCCCCAGAAATGTCAAGTCCCCCCTACTTGATACAATACTCATCTTTCGGATTTAAACTCAAAGACGATGTAAGTATCGTCTAGACGGTGCAAGGCACCTCCTCGGGCATTCTGTGGCCTTACAGAGGGTGTCTACGGGTGGTACACAGAATCTTATTTAGTTCTTCGATGGTTAGGGGAGGACAAAGCCGAAGGACAAAGCCGAAGGAACCCTCCGGAAGGAGGAGGTGGACCTTTGAACACTGTCTCGGTCTGGGGGGGTAATTATACATATACATCCGCACACTGTCCCCCATACCCTACCCCTCATTATACCATGGATTTGACATGGGGTCAACTGTGTGTCATAATTTAAGCCATGTTCTTGACAAGGTGTCAATCACGTTGTCTTCTTTTGTTGTTTGTCAAGGGGTTGATGTATATACTTTCACGTGTTCTAATCTATACCACACAATACTACTACTGTCAACATAAGTATTGACATACCTATACTTCTGTGGTGTAGTTTATACCATGCTCTATGACAAATGTCAATGCCCGCCCGAAATACCACATATATTGAGGTGTGTCAATAGGTGCAATATATCCTTATATAGAGCCGTATAATTGAGAGAAAACAGTTACACAACACAATTTCGATGGTGTCAATGCCTGTTTTCCTTGCGCTTTTCTGGGGGTGTGCTAGTATGTCGGTAAGTGGCAAAGAGTCACTAGCACCTTACAACATAAGACAAACAAACATGCCAAACGCATATTTACTAGCGCAAGAAACTGTGCTAGACTTATACCGTGACGGCTTACTTACTTATGAGAACCTGCTAGACAACCTAGCACGTATCGACAAACAGTATGCGAGTCAATAACCACGGCAGAAAGCGCAAGGTGTACCACGGCAGAAAAGGCCAGGGAGTACACTATCACGCTAGGCAAGGTGGGACACGCTTAAAGGCGTGACCACTCACCACTGTATCGCATAGCAATATGTTATACATTGGTGGGGTAGAATAGCGGTAAATGACCGCCAAAACTACACCACACTTTCACTATTGAAGTCAACACCACAAGTGTGCTATAGTGAAAGAGTCGGAGGGGAAACCCAACGACACCAACGCTATAAAGGACTAGGTAAGACTTACCGCCTAGGACTATCATATAAAATGGTGAGTAGGATACATGAGTTACTAGCACATAGGCACTCACCTACAATTCCAAATAAAGATAGTTCAGAAGCGGTATAGTAACTACTTACAATTTATTGCCACATAGTGCGCCAACACATAAAAACTGGCTAGTGCTTAGAGATTGACCGCAAAAAGTAGCATGGCCTTGCAAGCTAGTACATGCGAAAAAGTAGCAACTAATCCAGCACGAAAAGATACACGATGAGACTATATGTCACACTGTATAATGACGATAATTGCGATACTAGGATAGCATACTATCACTACGCAATACCGCTTATATGGTATTATAGTACACGCTGTTAGTTTTTAGACTGTCATCGTGAGATTACTATTGTATACTTGTAATGAGTAAATGGCCGCCCGTAATTCTACAATGCAACTGTTACACTGTAACGATTGTGTAGTTGGGAGTAAAGATGTTTCATCTTAAATGGTCTCGCAAAATTGTGTATCAGAAAAACTAGCGCAAGTAGCATTGCAAAATGTAGCATGTCAAAAAAACTACAGGCGATACCGAAAGGCAACGTACTGTATACGTGTGAGAACGCTATGTAAAAACGCTAGTATACTACAACGTATTGGCGAGTATTTATATTCGCCTGTACGTTACTGACTGGGACTGTAACTTGTAACAGCGATACAAGTGATACTGTTTTGACTCAATAATGTTTCTATGGTGATGTTTTGGTTTGTTTTTGGATTGTGGCGGGATTGCGCCTTCTATCCTAGTCAGTAACGTGCAGCAATGTACGAAACGCCTGGAGGTAGCGTAGTTAATAAATAATTATGCAACAGGTATGAAGAAAAACAGTATTATAATTGCCACGTGTATAGCACTGGTAATTGTAGGAGTAAATGTATTCAGTGAAACTGAAACAGTTTACGTGAAGCAGGTAAAAAGTGAAGCAGATGTAGTAGCAGAACGTATCGAAGCAATTTATAACAGTGAAGAATTTGAGAGTGAAATGCGGGCGCTTGCAGAAGCACGTGCACTGTATGAAATTTCAAACGAAACACAAGAAAATGCTGTAGCATTATCAGAACGTGCTATGCAATCGTTTCAGAAAAACAAAGCAATGAACGAAGCATGGTACAGTAACCAGGAAACAAAGTAATGACAATAGAACCTGTAGTATCACCAACAGGTGTGATGTATCGGGCAAGTATCAATCAAAAAGGTGTTGCGACAAGTATCATTTGCAAGTCACGCAAAGAAGCACTGGTACGGTGTTGGCACAACTATTTAGAGTACTTGTGGAAGTAATAGAAGTATTGTAAGCTGGTGAGTGGGTATCAGGTGTATCTACTATAGAAACAACGTGTTAAGTAACGAAGTGTTACTATAACGGTTGTACCCACTCATCAACTTGTAAGTAACTGTCGTTACGACTAGTTGAGTTATTAAACAGTAACTAATTCAAAATGAACTATCAAGACGCATTGGCTGTTTGTTTGGCCACCATTAAAGAACGTAAGGCGCAGGCGCCCCGTAAAACTTATACGCTTTTATTTTCTAACCAACAGCACCGCTATGATGGCAAGCTAACTGGAAGTTCCGCACGTAAACTTGCAGCACAGTTTCTTGCAGCAAAGCCAACAGCTAACTACGCAATCATCTTTGAAGATGGTGTAGACAAGCCGGTTGCAGCGTTCGCAAAAGACCAACGAAGTTCGTTCGTGTGGTTGAACAGAATTAAGAAGAAGTAACATGGGTATCAAACTATTGAAAAATAGTTGCGGAGTTGCAGAGTATCGAGGAACGTACTTTAACACAGCAAAGGAAGTACTAAAGAACTACGCACAGCAGAGAAACAGAACAGAACGTGACGGATACGGTAAAGCACAGCACACGTTTGTGATTATCACACTCATGTCTGGCTATGTAACAGCAGCAAAATTAAAAGCATACTGTACTAGGCACAAGCTTGGTACGATTGTGGCAAGTAAGCCACACAATAACATCAATCACACTGGAAACTGGTACGCAAGTAACAAATCACCTTTCAGTGGTACAGAATTAACAGTACTAATCTATACACCTAATCATAAGAATTTAACTGAGTGGTTACAGAAATTTGACAAGGATTATTCATTGTAAGTATAACTACGTGCCCACAACCCAGGGTCTCGTGTGCAGTAGCAATTTCAACGAGTGTCAACAGAGAACAATTCCACGTTGAGCGTACTTGGAGTATCACATACCGTAATTTACACCGTTGGTGTAGCAGTCGGGAGTTATCGGGCAAGGGGCAATATGACTGGCAGGCTTCGTGAGACTAGTGTAACGTAACTATGTCACTGGTGAACTTATCACCACTAGAGTTAAAGAAGCTCGTTGTTACCTAGTGGGGCACTGGACTGTGGGCGTGTAGTAACTAATTAAAATGACGGCGAAACAAGTAGACAAAGAGCTTGCTGATTTGCAGGCACGTGGAATAAAGAACGCTTCGATAGTAACTATGTATGATGGCGTGTACACCATAAATACAGGAAAGCGTACTGAAGGCGGGGCGTGGGGCATGGAAATACTACCAGTAAGTAATGGTAATGAGATTAACGTACTGCGTATAGAGAACATAATTCCAGGCAAAGTAAAGAGACTACACACTGGCTGTAAAGTTGGCAGTGACCCAGAGTTTTTCTTTAAGAGAGATGGTGAGGTTGTGCCGAGCACTGATGTAATAGAAAATGAGGAAGACGGAGTAACACGTGACGGATTTCAGGGTGAGTTAAATCCAACAGCAGATTATTGTCGTGAAATAGCAGGTAGACGTATTGCAAGCGCAATTGTAGCAGCAGAGAAGATGGCAGTTAAGAGGGGGGCGCACGTATCGTTTCAGATGTCAGAGATTATTGACGGCAAGGCATGGAAGAACGCACCAGCAGAGATTAAGCAGTTCGGATGTAACCCCACTACTAACGTACACGAAGCAGACTTTGAACGACCTAACGGACAGCGTGTTAAGTTTCGTAGCGCAGGTGGACACATACACCTAGGACTACCTAAGAACTTGAAGAGTAAGTACGAAGATATAGTTAAAGTAATGGATATTGTGGTTGGTAACACGTGTGTACTGATTGACCGTGACCCAGCCAATGCACGTAGACGTAAGTACTACGGTAGAGCAGGGGAGTATCGTGTTAAGCCATACGGTCTGGAGTACAGGGTTCCAAGTAACTTCTGGTTGAAACACTATGTTCTTTGGAGTATGGTATCTGGACTGGCGCGCAACTCTATCAGTATCGTTGATGAGGAGTTGACTAAGAGTTTACTGGATGAGTTTGATATGCGCAAGGTACGCAAGGCAATCAACGAGAACGACTACGCACTAGCACTAGAGAACTTTGAGAAGTATAGCAAGTGGTTGAGGGACAACACGATAGTCTCTAACACTGGTATTGACTGCCGCAACGTGGACAAGTTCAAGAAATGGGCAACGAGCGGTAATCCGTATAGTAAACTACGTATAGTAAGCGACCACTCGATTGTGAGACACTGGACAACACGCTCTCGCAAGTGGATGCGTGGTTTCGAGAGATTTATTAGTAGCATTAAGTAACGATAATGATAACATCAGAACGAAAGTTTGGAGTTGAGATTGAGTTCTATGCACCAGATGAAGCGTCATACTTTAGGGTGATGAAGAAACTACAGACCAAGCGTGACGGTTCACTAGATGGTCGGCAGTATGGTTCGGAGTACGTATCACCAGTGCTGAGTGGTGCTAACGGTGAGCGTACATTCAGAGGACACTGTGAAGTGCTAAAGCAGTATAAGTGTGACGCCTCAGACCAACGCGCGTCAGTTCATGTACACCTAGACGGTATGCGTGACGAGTATAAGATTGTTGAGCACAAGAACAGAGAGGGACTGGATGGGCAGAGTATCATCGCCATCTCACCACGTGTATACAAGGAAGTTGGTGACGCTGGCGCACGTATGCTTACAACTAATGGTGGACTTTTGCTGAACCAGCTAATCAAGCAGTCAGTACTAGACAACGTGATATACTTTGCATTCACTAAGATAACAAAGCACCCAAAGCTGAACTATAAGTACTACACCGTGTCTAACCTGGACAGGACTAAGTGGTTGCGCAACGTGTTCTACTTCTATACGCAGTACTCTAATGTCATGGAGTCACTGGTAAGTAACTCACGCAAGTATGGTAACATGTATTGTCTACCACTTGGTTCATGCTACGGGCTCGATGAGATTGAAAAGTGTGAGACAAAGGATGACTTGTATAAACTGTGGTATCGTGGCAACCTCCCAGAGGGACACTATGATAACTCACGCTATCATAACGTGAACCTGCACTCGTTCTTTGATGGGCGTACTGGTACTATAGAGATACGTTCTCATGGTGGTACGATAAACGCAGACAAAATACTGCTGTGGGTACGACTGCACCAGTTCATCCTCGATAAGCTAGAGGACATGGAGCTTGAAGATGTGAAGATGAAGAACGCAAATGAGTTCCAATCTTTCATTGACTTTATTAGTGACGACCCCCTGCTAGTTGATTATGTAAAGCGACTAGTCGGGTACTTTAGTGGAATAAGAATTTAACAAACTATGTGTGGAATAGCATTGTGTATATCGAAGAAGGGCAAGCACACTGGCCGGCGTATGCTGGACATTTATAAGAAGCAAGACCATCGTGGTAAGCAGGGGTATGGGTTCATCTCTATACATAACGGAAAGATACACCAACTGTTTCGTGGTAAGACAGAGGAGGAAGCACAAGCAGCACTTGTGCGAGACAGGTCAGAGATTATATTGTTTCACCATCGGTATCCAACGTCTACTAAGAACGTGCTTGGTGCTACTCACCCAATCTTTGTATCACATGAGGAGCTGGAGTATGACTACTACGTTGCACACAATGGAGTAATCATTAACGATGATGAGCTGAAGCTAAAGCACAACAAGCTTGGGTATGTGTACACGACAGAGTTTACAGAGAAGACAATCGTAACATACAAGGACGGGCGGGCAGAGGAGGTGTCTAGTGAATATCCAGTGTTCAATGACAGTGAGGCACTAGCTATTGAGCTAGCTCGGTTCATTGAGAACATAGACGAGCGTGTACATGTACGTGGTGGCGCCGCTTTCTGGGGTGTGAAAGTAAAGAAAGGAACTAATGATGTAGTGTCAATGTTCTTTGGCAAGAACTACGGCAGAGACCTGTGTGTGGAGGACACTAACAAGTGGTACATCGTAGCGTCAGAGACGGGCGAAGACTTAGAAGACATGAAGTTATGGGAGTGTGACATGCACGGTGAGAACTTCACTGAACGTGAGTTGTTGATGGATGAAGCTAAGCCAACACCACCACCACAGACACACACGTGTGGTTTCGGTTCACGCGGGACAGAGGTGATTGACTGGGATGATGTGGAGAAGAACTATAACAAGGGCAAGACAGCATATGAACTACTAGAAAATAAGTACTACTCCAAAGAAGAACGTGACGCAACTGGACTGTACCCTACTTACTTCGAGAAGGTTGAGTTGTATGGACAGGAGCTGTACGTACCGTGGAAGTTTAAGTCAGATGAGACAACACGACAACCACTGAATACAAACTTCGAGTATAGTGCACTTGATAGCAAGGCACGTACAGAACTAGACGAGCTCACAACTGAGTACGGCAAGTTACAGTACGACCTTGAGAACTTGGAAGAATACCAGGCGTCTGGTTTCTACCAACCAGAGGATGAACAACGACGACAAGACCTAGAAGCAAGGCAGGGTGCGATAGAGATGCGACTGGTTGAGATGGGCATATCGTCAGAGCTTGTTGAAGAGATGTACCAACTGGCTTACGAGATGGTAGACTACGACCACGCATATCAACGCAGTCTGATTGCGCCGTATGCTTTATTAGATTAACTTATACATATGCCAACAGGTAACACAATAAACATAACAGGAACAACATTTACTGCCGGTAACCGGACACCACCTCCTTTCGTAGACACAGTAGACGCCCGTGATTTTATGGTTGACGATGAGGTTGAGTTTGATGATAGAGAAGCCCTGCCGGTGAAAGAGATTATAAAGAAGCGACACCTTAACATGCATGAGCGGGCGCGGGTACACAAGCCAGCGTCAGACTGGATTGAGACACCAGCAGGTGAGGTGTGTCGTAGTGCAGATACACTGATGGTGCAGGACATACTAAAGAAGCACGGCTTACTAGCGTAGCACGTACTGGCATAGTATTGTTATATGGAAAGACTACATTCGCCACCTAAGTGGCACATGAAGAGACAGTATCTAACGGCGGGTATTCCGGTAGCACCATGAGTATTTCCCTAGTAGATACAGTTCCTCTATATACCCTATGGTTAAGGATATATTCATCGGTAGTGGTTAGCTACTCTCGCACATACATTCACTCCCATCTGCTACGTCATAAGACAACAGTTCGGATACGGTTGATGAGACATTTTAATTGCCTGTATGCGATTTAAGACTACGCGGCAATGTGGATTGTTTACCACCATCATCCTTTCACTTCGAGTAACGGACATTCCGTATAGCACGCTGGTTTCACCAGTCATAGGAGACCTCCACTGATATGAGATTAACGAGTAGACAGTGGGCTGGTCGCTTTCCCCCACTCGGTAAAAAGAATTATAACATATAACATTAAATTTGTCAAGCCCATGATACTTAAACACACACGAAGATATTATTATTGCACCGTCTGTAAGATGAAGACTATAACAAGGCACGCCCACAGTGAAAGGATTGTGGCCAAGCCAGGGCGCTCACGGCGTTATCAATACAAGGAGTGGCGCTAGTGTGCCGGCGGTAACTGGCTGTACACAGGGCGCACCACACTGTACCCTGTACACAGCCAATTATACGGCTTATTATAAGGTTATTTTAACAGCAATATGTGTTTGACAAACACCACAGAGTATGATATACTATGCAAACATTAATCATCGTACTCTTTTTAATAGGTTTAATGGCTTATATAACTAAAGACTAATGGAACTATTTTTCTCATCGTTGGTTGGTTCATTCTTAACACTAACCACAATACTAGTCATCGACTGGTACATTACTATGCGTAATAAATAATACATGTTGTTCATCTACCCATACAAGACTGGCAGTGAGTCAGTAAAGAAACTAAAAGGATTACTTGAAGCAAAGATTATTAAACTAGAGAACTCTAAGTACAAGTACAAAGAGGGTCACACACTACTCAACTGGGGTAACTCAACTATACCAGCTTGGATGGCTCGAGATGCTGGAGAAAAGATACTAAATCATCCAGTAAGTGTTGGTATCGCAGCGAATAAGCTCGCGACACTCGAAGCATTGGCAGAGTGTGATGTGCCACACGTACCGTACACTACTGATGTTGACGTGGCTGCTGGGTGGGCACAGGATGGGTATAAGGTGTACGCCAGACATAAACTTAATGGACACAGCGGAGATGGTATCGAGGTGGTTGCTGGTGAAATAACCGAAGAGAACAATAGGTTGGCATCAATCTCAAGCGAACTACGTGAGATGGGGTATCATACACAGGCAGATATCGTTCTTGAGGCAATCGAGGTTGACGCCCCAGACATGCCTGACGCACCACTGTATACGCGTGGTGTGCCAAACTGCGGGGAGTATCGTGTGCATGTATTCAACGGTGAAGTCATCCTTTATCAGAAGAAGTCTCGTCGGGTAGATGAAGATGGTGAAGTAGACATACCAGAGGATGATGAGCAAGACGTACGCAACCTAGAGACTGGTTGGGTGTACCGTACTGGTAACCTCACACGACTGGAGCGCATTGAACGTCTAGCAATTGAAGCAATCGAAGCATTGGGTCTTGACTTTGGTGCAGTTGATATTATTAAAGACCATAATGGTGATGTATATGTACTCGAAATTAATACAGCTCCTGGGCTTGGGAACGAAGAGACACTCGCTGCATACGCCGGCGCAATTAAAGGTTCAGCCGAAGTGTAGGTGTTCTGGGTGCACAACATATAGACATTGGTATAAGTAAGTATTGGATATGACACCAGAAAAAGAAACCCCTATCCCCAAGACCGTTGAGGAGATGGTAGAAAAGTTTGCCAACATAGAACACGAACGCTGGAGTAAGTGGCAACAGTGGGTATTTGATTGTTCTACTGAAAATGAAGACGGGAGCGTTACTATTCCCGCCGATAAAGTCGAGAGGTGGAAACGTCAAATAGCCACTCCTTACGCTGAATTATCAGAGAAAGAAAAACAAAGCGATAGAGACCAAGTTTATCCTTACATACAAGCCCTTCACACCAGCTTAGTTGCAGCGGTTGAGGGGAAGAGACAAATAAAACAAGAACACTGTCCTGAGTGTAGGGGTGATGGCTATACCGTGGACTATGACCCAAGTGACCACACTGGTAATACACCAATGCAAGTTCAGTGTTTGATTTGTGAAGCTACTGGGATAATTGAAATACCTAATCTTGAATACAACCAAGCCCTCGACGACACCCTCACCATCATTAATAGCATCTTTAAGGAGTAGTATATGGAAAACGAAAAATTCACGATTAGAGAGAAAATTGCCTTAAAACTTATCATTGTTCTTATGGCGGTATTAAAGCCTACAAAGTGGTCGCACGAGTATTCTAATGAACTTAAAGACATCAAAACTTTAATAGACGAAAACTAACCCCAACCAACCATGAATCAGATACCAAACATAGAGGAGACTAATGATTTTCCAGAATTAGAAAAGCAATACGTAGCAATGTGGGATAAAGGGGAGTTTG